TGACGACACCATTACCAGAGTATTATAAACTTTGGAAACAGGTCTACGACAATATTAGATCGGAACTAGATGGTCCTATATGGATCCACGCTTGGCTTAATATTCATAGGAATGAGGATCTTGGTAAAGAATCATTAGAGTGGCATACACATTCCTATGCTAACTATCACGGATTTGTTCATATAAGTGATAAAGCAACTACAACTGAATTTAAGAATGGTAAAATGATTCCAAATAATCAGGGGCAGATGTATTTTGGTGACGCTTCACTAGAACATCGTGTAGTTGCTGGACAGTTTGAGGGTATCCGTGCTAGTATAGGGTATGATCTTTTATTGGATCCTCAACCTGAACATTTTGATCAGGACATTTTTATTCCTATATTATGAAGAAATTTAAAACCCCATTGAGGTATCCAGGTGGTAAGTCACGTGCTACTAAGGTACTGTTAGAGTATGTACCTACGAAGTATGATTATTATGTGGAACCTTTTATAGGTGGTGGTTCTATGGCCATTGCTTTGACGAAAATACGTCCTAATCTTAAGGTGACTATCAATGATCTTTACTTTCCAGTGTATGCATTCTGGACTGCGTTAAGAGATGTTGGTCCTCAGATGCAACAGCACTTGTTTAAAATTAAGACAGACTTATCTGCGTACGATAGCGAAGAAGATATATTAAAAGCACATAAGGATGCATTTGATAAGGCCAAGGAAAGATTGAAAGGAAGTGAGGACATATATCAAACTGCTATTAATTTTTATATCTGTAATAAGTGTTCCTTCTCTGGACTGAGTGAGAACTCTTCTTTCTCTAAGCAAGCATCTCAATCTAACTTCTCCATAAATGGTATAAATAGTCTGCTGTGGTACTCTCAAGCAATTCGGAATTGGAACATCAAGAATGAGGATTATTCTCAGGTAATGAATCCTGATGCGTTTAATTTTCTAGATCCACCTTACAGTATTAAAGATAATCTTTATGGTAGTAAGGGGTCTTTACATAAAACTTTTTCGCATACTAAGTTGGCCTCTCTCTGCGATGCTTTTGAAGGTAATATGATGATTACTTACAATGCATCTAAGGATATAGAAGAATTATATCCTAAGTTTTCTAAGTTGAAGTGGGATCTAACCTACACAATGAGGTCAACACAGTCATATGGTGCCGACCAAGATAAGCGTAAAGAACTTTTATTGGTTAACTATACTATCAACAACAGTACAGGAGATTGGTACAAGTAATGGGAAACATTGTCGCAAGAGCACGTGGTGGACGTGCACAACTCATAGACACTAGTGCAGGAGTCATTCAGACTTTTGGAGTGGATGTTCAAAGTGCCGTATTGCAAGGTGATGAAGTAGTAGTTCAACTTACCTCAGGTAAGACTCAGATCTACAGATTCAATACTTCTGGGCGTACCGTATTTGGACCTGTAAGAACTTTCTAATGACCGAAAAAATAGACACTCAAGGTATGAGTGGCGAAGCAACCGAAGGATGTACAGACAATGTATATCCTAGGGATGAAAATGGTGAACCAATTTACCCATCATATAGTCCCAAACCATTGACATTGATCGAACCACAATTTAAAATAGAATTGAAGGCACTTATTAATGAGGTACTTGATGAAAGAAAAGAATACGTTCATCCTTGGTACGAATACTGGGATGGTGTAAGCGGTGACTAAACTAAACGATTATCTCTATAGCATTAATCAATCCAAGAAGGACATCTGGGATGAAGAAGATACGAAGGGATATGTTCCCTTCGTAATCAATAAATGTTTATCAGGTCAGTTAGATTCTGTGCTGCACGCAAATGAAATGAATGCAGCTCATCACTTACCAAAGCGTTTACAGTACGATTACTTTATAAATACCCTCAGACCTAGGAAGAGATTTTCTCCTTGGATGAAGAAGTCTGCACTTGATGATCTTGACGCAGTAAAAACATACTATGGTTATAGTAATGAAAAAGCACGACAAGCATTACAGGTATTGACTACATCACAGTTGAAAGAGATCCGATCCCTTATTGACACTGGTGGCAGTAAATGACCGAAGAATTTGTACAATGGACAGAGCAATCGATGATCGAGGTTGCTCTTAAGGAACCAGATGATTTCCTTAAGGTGAGAGAGACACTAACCAGAATTGGTGTAGCTTCTCGTAAGGAAAAGAAGATATATCAATCTTGTCATATCCTCCACAAACGTGGTAAGTATTACATAGTTCATTTTAAAGAGTTGTTTGCATTGGATGGTAAGCAAACAAATCTTAGTATTAATGACGTACAACGTCGTAACAGAATTGCATCCCTCTTGTCAGATTGGGGATTATTGAGTATAATATCAACCGAGAAGATCGATACTATAGCTCCCTTGAACCAGATTAAGGTTTTATCTTTTAAAGAGAAGGGAGAATGGATTCTAGAGTCCAAGTATAATATCGGTAAGAAAAAAACTGAAGCATAGTTATGGGATTAACCATTGATCAATTTGAAAAAAGGATTGTCACACCCGAATTGCGTGCATCTTTATTTGAATTAAATCCTAATAGAAAAGAGTATATAGAGTATCTTAATAAAGAGTGGCCAGAGACTAGATATCTTTTATGTGAAGATGTACTAGTGAATCCTTATGATGTTAGGGATTTCTTTATGAATGCTGCTTATTGTACTGGCACTAATGATCTTATACCAGACAAGACAGGTGCACCTGGTATGCAGCAACCTATTTCTAATGAATGGTGTCAGGAGTATGTACAATATCTTAGAGATTTGCTTACTAAATTTAAGATTACTCGACAGAAAGTAACTTGGTATGATTTTTCTTGTTATACTAATGTTTTTTGGAAAGGTATGAAGGCTATCGATAGCAACTATCTACCTCACGTTGATCCATCTGATATGGCTTTTAATTTATTCTTATCAGATGATATGGTTAAAGAAGAAGGTACAGCTTTCTTCCGTATGAATGTTGAGGGTGATGAGTTTAATGATATAAAGTTATATTCAAAACAAGGTGGTCGAGTTCATCCCAGAGTTATAAGTCATAGGATGGATCAATGTAGAATAGGTGCAGGAATAGTAGATGACTGGAGATACTTTAGAGGTAATGATATTTACGAACCGATAGGTGTTATACCTGCTATCTTTAATGGTATCAGTGCATATAGAGGATCTGTATTTCACACTGCTTGTTACGATCCCGATTGGTATCCTGAAGGTCACGCAAGATTTTCATTAGTTTCTATGCTTGCATTAGGAATGAAAAGTGCAGGTAATGGTATGGGATTTAAGGCGAAAGAACCGAAACCAACATCGCAGGAACCCGTACCGACTTTCTAAGGCCAAAATTGATATCTTGTGGTTAAATAGTAGTGTCGCCGTAAGGGACACAACTTAACCCTCGCTTTTAAAGGAGAACCAAATGGAAATTCAAAGATATCGTGCTGCCGATCTGCCAGAATTAATGGATCGGATCACAAGAAACAGTATTGGGATGGATGATTACCTTGATAAGTTTTTTAATCTACACGAAACTACAAGTAACTATCCTCCTTACAACCTTGTCCAAGTCAACAACGTAGAGTCCAGACTAGAGATAGCACTAGCAGGATTCAAGAACGAAGAAGTAAAAGTATATTCTGAGTATGGTAAACTCTTTGTGGAGGGTCAGAAGGCAGATAAAGAAACTGACATTAAATACCAACACAAAGGATTGGCTCAGAGATCTTTCAAACGCACTTGGCAACTCTCTGACGATACAGAAGTTGGAGATGTAAAGTTTGAAGATGGTCTGTTGACTATCGAGTTAGGTAAGATCGTCCCTGAACACCACTCTCGTAAAGATTACCTTTAACCATCTAACCCCTTGACAAATGTCAGGGGGTCTTTTATAATATACGAAAAGATTTAAAAATGTCCATACAACTCTTGTTAATGAAAAGTGGTGAGGAAGTCATCGCTGATGTTTACGAGATAAGAGATGCAGATCAGAAACCTCAAGGTTTTATTCTAAGAGATCCACAAATTTGTAAGATCTTTAAGAATATGGAAGAGCCTGAGAAAGGACCAAACGTTACGTTTGAGAACTGGGCACCTCTATCTGCACAGAAAAAATTCTTAGTTAAAGAACACGCATTCCTTACAATGTGTGATCCACTTCCTCCATTAGTTGAGCATTTCACAGAACGCTTTGGCGAAGGAGAAGATTCCCTTGACCCCAATAGTATAAATGATCTCTCCACAGATAGTCCTACTGAAGAACCAGCAGACACTCCTGACACAGGTGGAACCGACTGAGGCAGATTTGCCTGGTGAACCAGATGTTAGATTGATAAATCCATATTTGGTTGAGGGTAATGAGTTGACAAGATGGCTTAAGTCTGTTACAATACAGGATGAGATGATGATCCAATCGGATCAGATTCTTACTATAGTCGAACCTACTCCTGCCCTTATCTCTTCTTATAATGAAGTTCTACAAGAACGTTGACCAAGTTGGTGATCGAATTCTTGTTAGAGGTTGTGATGGGTATAAAGAGATTCGTTTTCGTGACGAGTTTCGACCTACCCTTTACGTAAAGAGTAAGAAAGAGTCTAAGTTTACCACATTATATGGTGAACACGTTCGACCTATTCAGCCAGGTGGTATCCGAGACTGTAAGCAATTCTGCCAGCAGTATGAGGATGTTGATGGCTTTGAGATATCTGGTAATCAGGCTTATCTCTATCAATGGATCAGTGACAACTTCCCTGGTGAAGTAGACTATGATCCAAGTAAGATACGTGTGTTCACGATCGATATTGAAACAGCAGCAGAGAACGGATTCCCCGACATCGAATCTGCTGATCAGGAAATCTTACTTATCTCAGTTAAGGACAGTTTTACGGGCTTGTATCACGTATGGGGTTCCAAACCTTTTACGAACAAGCACGCTGATGTATCGTACACACAATGTGCTCA